CAATTAGCACAATCAGCCCCAGATATGTATAACCTAAAAGAATTACATAGGCAGATGTTAGAAGTATTAGGAATAAGGAATGTAGAAGACATTGTTCCTATGGAAGAAGAAGTGCCACCTGTTGATCCAGTAACTGCGGTTCAAAACTTAATTAACGGCATTCCTGTTCAAGCGCATATGACCCAAGACCATGAGGCGCATATACAAACAATTGTTTCTGCACAACAAAATCCAGAGATTATGGCATTGGTTGAGCAATCACCTAGAGCGCCAGCTATTATGGCAGCAGCTTCTGCTTATATTAATGAGCATTTAACAATGCAATTTAGAAAAGAAGTTGAAATGGAAATGGGTGTTGAGTTGCCACCAGAGGGTGAACCATTGCCAGCAGATGTAGAAAAACGAATTTCTAGTCTTGTTGCAGAAGCAGCCAGACGAGTATCAGCAACCTCTCAAGCTCAAGCTGAACAAGAAAGAATACAAGAACAACAGCAAGACCCACTGATTCAAATGAAAGAAAGAGAGCTTGCAATTAAAGAGGGTGAGTTGCAACGCAAGGCTCAAAACGATCAAGCTAGGCTAGAACTTGATGCGATGAAAGCTAGTGCTAATGTTGAGATAGAAAAGAAAAGAATTGGGTCACAAGCAGAGATTGCGGGCGCAAACATAGGACAGCGTATTGCTAGCGATTTGCTAGAAGCAGAACAAATTAAAGACAAACAAGCCAGAGAAGATTATCAAAAAGGTGTTGACATTGGGATAGAAATCGCAAAAGATAGCACTACGAATGATAAATAATATCAAAGAGCAAGCACAAAACATGGAAGGGTTATCTCTTTCTGGTTTTTTAAAAAAAAGACTTCGAGATATTATGAATGAACATGCCGATCATATTTCGACAGGAGCTTGTAAAGATTACAGCGATTATCAAAAGATGGCTGGCATAATAGAGGGATTAGCCCTCGCAGAGCGTGAAGTTCTAGATTGGTTAGATAAAAACGCTTTAGAATAGGAACTCGACTCCCTATAAGTCGTGCAACATATGAAAGATGAAGCATTAAAAAATATACCCGAACCAGAAAGTGTTGAAAGCCCTTTGGTTGATGAAGATGTTAAAAGCCAACTTCCTGAACCTAAAGGCTGGAGAATACTTGTTGCAATGCCTAAACCTGAAGAAAAAACAGATGGTGGCATTATAAAAGCATCTACAACTGTTAGAGATGAAGAACTAAGCAATATATGTGGGTATGTTCTCAAACTTGGAGATGAATGCTATAACGACCCAAATAGATTTCCTTCTGGCGCTTGGTGTCAAAAAGGTGATTGGGTTTTGTTTCGTGCTTATTCTGGCACTCGTATCAAAATGTATGGACAAGAGTTTCGTTTAATTAACGATGACACTGTAGAAGCAGTTGTCGATGATCCTACAGGAGTAGTAAGAGCATGAGCGAGACTGAAATAATTAATGAAGAACCAGTAGTTAATACTGAAACCACTTCAAAAGAAGATAGTTTCTTTGGCAAAAGCACAGAAATTGACTCGTCTGTTGATGAGAATTTAGAAGTAGAGGTTATTGACGATACTCCTGAAGAAGATCGAAGACCTAAAAAATCTAAAGAATCAAATGAAAAAGTTGATAATGATGATTTAGATAAAGAGATAGCGAATTACAGCCAGAGAGCTGCTGATCGTATTAATCAAGTTAAATACGAATACCACGAAGAAAGAAGAGCAAAAGAAGCAGCAGCAAGAGAATCAAAAGAAGCTGTTCAAAGACTTCAAACAGTCATGTCTGAAAATGCAAGACTTCAAAAGATGGTAGAGCAAGGCGGTGAAGCATTAAATAAAACGGCTCACAACAATGCTTTATGGGCAAAACAAAATGCTCAAGCAGAATTTAAAAAGGCTTATGAAGAAGGCGATGCCGATGCAATGGCTAAGGCACAAGAGCTTTTATCTAAAGCAACATTAGCGGAACAGCAAGCTAATTCAACTGCCCAAAGGGTTCAGAGTCATATTGTTGAAAATATGCCTCCTGAGCCACCACAAGTTCCACAGCGTCAACTTGATCCAGACATGGAACAATGGGCAAAAAGAAATACATGGTTTATGGGAGGAGAACCCTTTCAACAGAAGATGACTTCTTACGCTATGTATCTCGATCAAAAGAGTCAACACGATCCAGCAAGTAATCCAAAGGACTACTACGATGAGATTGACAGGGAAATGAAAAAAGAGTTTCCAGATTTTTTCGGTGTTTCTTCAGATAGCAATTCAGAAATGGTTGCAGAAGAAAATCCAAAACGACAACCACAACAGGTTGTTGCAACCGCAACGAGGGATAGCGGTAACAAAAAACCCACGCAAATACGCCTAACCAAAACTCAAGTTAGCCTAGCTCGTCAACTTGGGATTTCACCTGAGCAGTATGCTAATCAATTACTAAAGGAGAGTTAAGATGGCGGAACAAGATAACACGAAAGACCAAGTGGAGGAAAGTTCTGTTGAGCAATCCGAAAACCAAGAGCGTACCCCTAGAGGGTTAGAAAGCCGAGAGGCTGTCCAGCGTAAAGTAAGCTGGGAAAATCCATCAAATCTACCTAATCCTGAACTTCAAGAAGGCGTTGTCTTTAGATGGATCAGGACAGCTATTTTAGGAGAGACTGATAATCCAAATGTATCTAGAAGATTTAGAGAAGGATGGGAGCCATGTAAATTGGAAGATCATCCCGAACTTCAAATACATATGATGGATTACAATTCTGAATGGGCTAAGAAAGGTCATGTAGAAATTGGTGGACAATTATTATGCAGAATGCCAAAAGAGATTGCGGAAGCAAGAGAGGCTCATTTTAACAATGAAGCACAAACTCAAATGGAAGCTGTTGATAATGTATATTTAAAAGAGAATGATCCTCGTATGCCTAAACAGGTATTTGAAAGAAAATCGAGGACAACTTTTGGTAAAGACTCTTAGAGTCTTATTTTTAACGATTAATTAGGAGACAATTATGTCATCAAGTGCAACTCCTCACGGAGCAATCACTACTGGTACTATTGTCGGTTCAGCCTTTAGTAATAAAGTAACACATTATAAAATTAAGAATGCTTATGGCACTTCTATTTTTTATGGTGACTTTGTGAAATGGGGTGATGATAATCCAAATACAACTGTTCAAAAAGATACAGGCACAACTGCTTGTACTCCAATTGGCATTTTTCTTGGATGTTCTTATACCGACCCTACTACTGGTCAATTTACGCCTAATCAATATTTCCCAGCTTCAACTGCTGCGGATGATATTAGTGCGTATGTTTGTACCGATCCCTTTGTAATCATGCAAATGCAATGCGATGGCGCAGCAGACCAAGACGATCTTGGAAAAAACTGTGCTGTAGTGCAAACTGCTGGTTCAACTTCTATCGGTAGAAGCAAAAATTCGGTTGATATATCTACTGTCGCAACTACAAACACACTTCCTCTGAAAATCATTGACTTTGTTGATGGTCCAGATAGTGCTGTTGGCGATGCGTACACAGATGTATTAGTAATGTTTAACGCTGGTCATCAGTTGCTAAATGCAACTGGAATAGGCTAATTCTAGGAGATAAATCATGGCAGCTATATCAAGAGCGCAAGAGCTACATCAACTCCTACCAGGACTTAATGCCCTATTCGGAGAAGAGTACAACAATTACGAAAACGAACATGCCGAAATCTATGCAACAGAGAATTCTGAAAGATCATTTGAAGAAGAACTCAAGTTGTCAGGTTTTGGTGCAGCACCCGTAAAAGATGAAGGTTCAAGTATCAGTTACGATACTGCACAAGAATCTTTTGTGGCTCGCTACACCCACGAAACAATTGCAATGGGATATTCAATCACAGAGGAAGCTATGGAAGATAATCTATACGTTTCTCTCTCTGGTAGATACACCAAAGCACTTGCTCGTGCAATGGCTTACACAAAACAAGTAAAAGCAGCGTATCCACTAAACAATGGATTCTCGACTACTTTTTCTTCAGGTGATGGTGTTGCTTTATTTAGCACAGCTCACCCACTTGTAAGTGGTGGAACAAACAGCAATAGACCTAGTACAGGCGCTGACTTGAATGAAACATCTCTTGAAGATGCAATTATTCAAATTAGCAAATGGACTGATGAAAGAGGTCTTAAAATTGCAGCGAGAGCTAGAAAGCTTATAGTACCAACTGACCTTCAGTTTGTTGCTACAAGACTTCTACAAAGTGACTATAAAGTCGGAAGTGCTGACAATGACATCAATGCAATCAAAACTAATGGTGTGATTCCAGAAGGTTATTCAGTTAATCATTATCTAACTGATACTAATGCTTTCTTTATCACAACTGATGTTCCTGATGGCATGAAGCATTTTGTCAGAGCGCCAATGACTACATCTATGGATGGTGACTTTGATACTGGTAATGTAAGATACAAAGCTAGAGAAAGATATTCCTTTGGAGTATCCGATCCACTAGGTATCTTCGGATCACCAGGTAGTTCGTAAGGACACTAAGGGAGGCTCTACGGGGTCTCCCTTTTTTCATATCTAGGGATATTTTTAATTTATCTATCGACTGCCCTAGCAGACTTGCCAAGACGATAGGTTTTTTTCCTTTAGGAGGAAATTATGGCTAACACAACTTTTAACGGACCAGTTAGATCGGAGAATGGTTTTGAAC